CGCTGGGTAATTTGTGAATTTCTTTTGCCAAGCGTCACTATCAATGTAGGGCCATACCATGGCCACTTGTTCTGTGCTTAGTTCGCTTAGGAACTTTTGTCCAGACTCTGAATTGTAGATCACCCAAGGACTTATACGTCCGGCTGTGACAGCATAACATAAACTATTGGTATTGCCATAACGCATCCAATCATGTGGGGGATTGCCAGTTTCTTCTGCCCAACGTATGCTGTGCTCTATTGCTCGAGCCAAGGCATCATCTACTGCTTCCACACGCAGGTATTCTATCAAGTACTCTGTGTAGATTTTGTCACTGCACCAATGATCAATTTTCTTTTGTGCTTTCAGCAACCAGGTCATAAAACGTGCGGGCGCAATCACATGTGTGTTTACACAATAGTTGCCAAACTTGACAAACGCTCGATAATAAGGTGAGTCACAAAAGTCATCATGTGTTTTGTTTCGGGCCGAGCCTTGCATGGTTTCATAGAATCGGATGTAGGCTTGGAAGCCTATGCGTACACCTGCTTCGTCTCGAGCCAGTCTTCTGCGCTTGGGCTCACAGGAATGCACCAACAGTGAAGTTTCTTTAATAAAAGTTTTTTTGCAATACTCGCACACAAAGCTCATGCTAATACTTTATGCTCTTGGATGTAGTTTGTCAAATAGTCGTTAATCAAAGCATGATGCCCGCTTGCTGGATGTGTCATATCTGCTGGCACATACTGTGACCCCGGGGCATAATTCGTGGGCTGAACCTTTTGTTCATGCTGCCAGGCAATAGCTCGCCACTCGAAATCGTTGATGATTTCGGGACGTTGAAACAATTTTAGTCTAGGATTATCTAAATGGTCCTGGTACAAGTTATCTGCTTGCTGAAACATCAACACTCGATGCCCACGGCTTTGCAAATCAGTAATTGTTGCAAGCATACGATACATTAAATCTTCAGTGCGATCTAAAATGCTAAACACTTCACTCTTGAGTTTGATTTTTACAAACTGATCTGAGTCTTCTTGTGCCCAGCCATGTTGCCAGCGTGACTTAAACTCTTGATTTTGAGGGTTGACCCATCTACCTTCAAATTCATTTTCTGGTTCGCAAATTGGTATTTCAAGTCTTGACACAAATGTCATGCCCAGCACATAAAACATAGGCTGAGTTGCTTGATGACTGTGTTTGAGAGTGGTGCGCAGTATTCTGCTGTTGGCACTACCCCCGATGGCCAAGGTAGATGCTTGTGGTATATTAAATTTGCCTATAAATCCTAGACGTCGGGCTAGGTCAATGTGGCCGCCGCCGTGGGCATAACTTTCCATATAGCTACACCCGTTGACAACCACATGTTCAATCATTTTTTGTCATTACCAGCGGCACGGTTGTATGTGTCAATTTCTTTTTGTGTTGTGATCTCACACATGACGTCTATCTCGTCATCTTTGTAGGTGGGATACATTGCTATCAGTGCTTTGCGTTTGGCACTGAGTCCTGCTTCTTTTTTCTTGGGCGCTATCCAAGGATGTCGTGGTGTGCCCATACCTGGACTTACGCTTGTGGCCATGAGCCAGTGTAGTTTAGGATGCTTACTCACATCAAAGAAGTGTTTGTTCAGGCGCTCATTGCAACTGATAACATAGAACTCTTGTAATTCTCTTGAACCTTCTACTGCTGATCCCCAACGTATCATGAGATAGTTTGAAAACTTCTTGCGCTCTTCTGGGGTCAAGTCGTCGTAGAATGTTCTGACCTTGCGGTCAAACATACGCATCTCGTTGGCAATGTTCAGTTTATCACTCATCAGTCTTGGTCAGTCGGTAGATCATTATAGCATGATCCAGTGAATCTTGTAAAGTGGGATTGGTCTTTGCGGCACGCCGGATCTCAGTCCACATCTTGTCTTCCATAATGTGATCGTGTAAAGGTCTGCCGTCGTTTGTTCTTGAATCCCATTGATGTGGTATCTTTTGTCCTGTGATAGGATCATAATCATATCCTACTACTGTTCGATTACCTGGATCAGCGCCAAACTCCCGAGCATAAACCACACCATTGGCACGTTCGTATATGTACTTGGTGTCAGGTTTGAGTTGCGACATTACCAGGCCAGATTGTAGTTGACAATTTCACAGTTGCGACTGACATCTTTCACAAAGTACACACAGTCAGGTTCAGCGTCATCGTTCAAGGGTACGGCCAACATCTGACCGTTCTTGAGTTTGGGTGCGTACCAGTTGACTTCATGATACACATCTAGGATTTCGATGTCGGGGAAACTGGGTCTGTAACTGCTGAGTGGGTTGAATTGGAATACCTTGAAGCCTCTATCATTGATCGAAGTCAACGGTAGCACTTCCAGGTCACCAACATCGGGTTCACCAATCAAGATCTGCCAGTCCATGGGCATCTTGAGAGTTTGTGTTCCTATACGCAATACCAGGGCAGGTGCATTGAACGATTCTAAGAAGATTAGCGGAATAAAATGATAATCGGGGTCTGCTGGGTTAGAATTATCCAGTATGGCAAAACGCATGTCATCAACTTCTTCAGGCAAGTGATTTAGATCGTAGTAGGTATTGTCCAGTGTTAGTATTCGCATAGTTGTATGTTACAGGATTGTGATTGAAAAGTCAAGCAATCTTCATCCACTCTAGTTTCTCTGCTGAAAAAGGATAGTTGGCTTCCCGGTAGAACTGCTTGCGTTTGGTCAAGTGTCGCTTGGCAAACTTGCAGGTTGAGGTAATGTCCCAAATTTGCACATGATCTTTGTCTTCTGCTTTTCGGATGCCCCTACCAATACTTTGGATAACCCTAACAAAGCTCTTACCGGGCTCAATAAGCACGAGATTAAAAATTCGCGGTATGTTAATTCCAACCGCTGCCACACCGTAAGTGGCCACAATGATTTTGTCTGTTGAGTCTGCAATTTGATCATATTCTTCTTGCCTTTTTGTTCCTTTTGTTGCGCCCGATACAAACACTGCTTTGTCTCCCAGTCGTGCAACCAATTCATTGCCGGCGACAACTCTGTCTACCAGTACCAGGGTGTTGCCTGTTTCGTTTACCCGGCGTATGAGGTCAGCCATGGTGTCCAATCGGCCCGACTCTTCCAGCAGGTATTTAAGTTCACTTTGATACTCTTTGTACTCCACATGGTCTACCAATTGCACAATGTTCACATGGCAGTTGGCCAACACCCCTTGCTGTTGTAGTTCGTCGGCACTGAGTCGACCAATAACTGGCCCAAGCCCTACCAGCAATGCCTGGCTCTCAAACTTCTCTTTGGGAATAGTTCCGGTCAAACCCCAGCGAATTGGCACTCTAGCCATCACACCTGTCAGCAGAGTTTTGAGTGCATCTGCTTTGGCCATGTGTACTTCGTCTACGATAACGCATACCACACCTTCCAAGAACTCGTCAATGGTCACTTCGCCTGTGCCTGCTTTGGTATTCTTCAACAGTATGTTTAGACTTTGCCAAGTACAAATAGTATGCTGGCGTCCATATTCTTTTCTGTCGCCAAAGAACACACCAACATCTTGTTCCATGTTGATATAATCTTTTTCTGTTTGTGTCACTAGACTTTTGTTGGGCACAATAACAATGCTTCGTCCATATGGTGTGACAGCATTGGATAAGGCCGCTGTCATGATTGTTTTACCTGCGCCTGTGGCCACTTCTTGTAGGCACTGTGGATTGGCCAGAAAGTTGTTCACAATGTCAACTTGATAGTCTCGCATAACTATAGGCTCGCCCGCAGCAGGGTGGCCATTGGGCCACGTGATGTGCGCAAACGAATCCTCACGCACTTGTTCAAACTCGAATGAGGTAGAGTATTCTCTTTGATCATCTATCTCAATGTCGTAATCAAACTTTTCAAGGATGGGAACAATCTCGGGCAACAAGTTTGTATATGTGCTGCCGCCCAGTTGAAAGTATGCAACCTTGCCATCCCAGCGTCCCAGTCTAACTGCTGGCATGTAACGTGCGGCTGGATTTTCGTACTTGAACGCAGTGACCAGGGCCTTGCGAACATCCAAATCTAGTCCTTCTAGTTTGATGTTTACTTCATCCTTGATTTGTATTATGCATCTTTTCATTGTATTGTCGCTTGTTGTACCCATTGCCGTTTGGCAATATCGGCTAGTAATTGATCACGGTTGCCTGTGTAAATCAAATCTGCGACCGGGAACCTTTGTGGTCGTGCTTGTGTATTATACACGTTTGTGATGCTGTGAGCAAGGAAAAAGTCACGGTGCTGATCAATATACTGTTGCACTTTGCCATAACGTTCAGTTAGATCTTGATCGTGAAACTGTACGTTAAAGTCGGCGCTGTAATACCCAAAAGGTCGGAACGCATCATCACCTATGTACTTATCGTTATCATTGGCCAGATCCTCAACGGTTTTTCCAATCTCACAATAGTTAAGATACACAGTACCGAACTTGATTTGATTATCGCCGTATTGCTCCTGGAGTGCCAGATCCAAACAATTTGTCTTGGGCATGCCATACCAAGTGCAAACCAATCTCGGTTGTGTACCTTCAGCCGCTGTTTCACATCTGTGTACCGCTAGGTTCAATTCTGCCAAGGCTCGACGAACCTTATCAGGGGCACGGTTCCAGTAATCAGTATTTTGTTGATCTAACAATCCGTGATAGCGTTCAAATATGTTATGCAAATAGTTGAGACAGTCTTGTGTGTACTCAAACGGTCTGTGTATTATGACTTCATGACTGTTGATAATGGCAATACAACTTTGGATATACTCTACTGCACGAGCCTGCTCTTGTGCTGGAGTGCCAAATCCATAAAATCTATCTGGGTGGTCCAGGGGATAATGGCCGCGGGCTTGCATGCGTTCTACCCATAATTCTGCTACAGGTGTTGAACGTATTTTAAATTCGAGTTCGAGATCTCTGTCTTGGCCCAGACGAATCAGCATGTGTTGCGGCATAATAGCAGTATATACTTATTGTGTCAAGAAGTCAAAAGGACAGGTACCTTTTTAAGGGTACCTGCCATAAAACCCGGGCCGGAGCCAACCAATGCCCGAGAAACTTCTAAAATTATTTTGCCACACGCACTATCCGAAATCCCATTTGCTTCTGTTCGTCTGCTTCGTCGCGAGTGGCCACAGTAAACAACAACAAGTCACCATCATAAATTTCGTACATCAGTAGGTTTCCTTTATAACATCAAATTGATCACTGGGCCATTTGGCCTTGAACTCTTCACTCTTGACATAGTCGTTGTATCCTTTGGCATCAAAAAATGTCTTGCGAAAAACAGTCTGGAATTGCCCTTTGGGAGTCACTGTCAGGTAGACCGATTTTGCTTTGCCCGCCATATTAGGCAACCTTCATACAAGTTGTCTCTGCTAAACGTTTCCAGTTTAGCACTGACATCTTGCGCAGGTCTGCAATCTTCAGCGCCATGCGCAGGCTCAATTCACGTAAACGGTCTTTGTTCACCAGCATGAAGTCAATGATGTCATCTTGTACAGCCTCTTCAAACTCGTAGTCCTGGAACAGTATGCCATCTTTGGCAATTTGTTTGATACGCAACAATTTGTCACGCTGTGAGTCCAGGGTCAAGTCCAGATAGTGACAACGGCTTTGCAATGCATCCAAGTGATCCCGCAATTTCTGCGACTTCATCTTGTCAAACTTCAAGTTGGTAATAAAGATTACCGACCCTTTGAACTCGAAACGATCTGGAATACCTTCGCGGCGCAAGGCACTGCTCTCACTCAACCAGGAGATAACACGTTTCTTGCCGGAGTCCAGGGCACCTTTTAGCAAGTTAAGAGCCACGTCATCTAGCAAAATGCTATCACAGTCATCAAACACAATGACACAATTCTCATCTGAGTATTTGTACAGGGTTTGGAACAGACCAATTGGGGTGGCACTACCTTTGACCACCTCGGCACGAAGGCGTTTGCCTGCAAGTTTGTCAAACAAACATGCCTTTTCAATTTCAGTTTCGACACCGTAACTCTTGCCCACGCCTGGAGGGCCGCTCACAATCATTGCACGGATGTCGCCGCTGACTGTGGCCTTGGTCATTTCTGTCAAAATGTCAAAACGCTCGCGGATACGATTCATTGCGTCCTCGTCAGTTTCTGCAACAAGGGCGGATTTTTCAAAATGTACTGTATTGTCTTTTGTCATGCCGTTAGTGTACTCTATGTCAGAAATGTTGTCTACACTAATACGCACTGTATCAGGGCAGTTTGGGAAGATGCCGTTGTTTTTCACTGTAACATAGTTACCTCGGGCACCAGTTTGGAAACCGTTTACAAGAACAAATTCTTGGTCGCGGACGGGTCGGTTACGGTATGTACCTTTTACTACGCGGATTGCACTCATGGTTGGCTCCTTTTGTGTGCGGGTTTATCTTACTGTCTATGTGTATATTATAGCAAATGTTGATTTATTGGTCAAGTACAGCAAAAGTATTACTTTTGCGTAATTTCATCAACTTTTTGGGTGTATTCTAAACGGCTCAATACCAGTTGGTACATGCAATATACCAAAAGTGTAATACTTCCTACTGACAGTATTTTAGAGATTTCATCTGCGGTTAAACCTGTTAACAAAAGTTGTACTCCAACTGATACGGTACAAATCACAGCAAGGATTCCTGCTGTCTGTAATGCGGCTTTGAGTTTTAAATTCATATGTTCCTTTGTTTCTTTATGTGTATATTATAGCAAAAGGCCAATTAGTTGTCAATTACAGCAAAAGTATTACTTTTGGAAATCAACCAGTCGCTTGACAAGAATTCCGTGTTCAGCATCCATTTCCTCGTTAGAAACGTAGAAGTCTGTGGTAGGGTCATAATAGCGACCTTCCTTTGGATCATAATATAGCACTCGTCCTGACGCATACTTGAATGGACCTTCTAGTCCGGCACGTGGGCCATACTTTTGGCGCATCATGTCTGTTTCGAACTTGTCTGCAATAATTCGGTATCCCATGTCAGCCCCTTTTTGCTTTGTATGCCACTATTTTAGCAAAATGGGAATTATTGGTCAATTACAGCAAAAGTATTACTTTTTACTGCCACAGTAGTTGTATCACAGGATCTGTGCTTTCGTGTGGTTTTGGCCGGCCGTGAAACACAACCACACTGGTACCGGGTTGAATTCGAACCCCAGTACTAGGTTTAACATGTTTTCTTTTTGCAAAGTCGTACCCGCCGTCTAGACATTGCCAGCGGAAACTTTCAAATCGAAAGTCGTCTACAAAACGTCTTTGATTCACATCCAATACAGCACTAAGGTAATCTTGGTCTCCAGGGTAACTTTTAATCGTGGTGTTGAAATCTGCTTGTGAGAATTTATCCCATACCCAAGCAAAACGATCAACATTGAACCACATCATGCTGGAGTTCATTGTGACGGTATTGTGTCCTTGTAGATATCTAAAATCTCTAATGGTCCAAAGATAGTTGGTGTCCAATTCAGGAATCCAGCCCAAATGATTGGCAATCACCACGTCTAGATCAAAGTACAACAAGTTGCCTGAAAAATGATTGGGATTAAACAACTGCATCTTGTACCACCAGGACTTTTTTGGACCGCCTATGCCCCAATCATCTAGTATGTGCTTGATCATGTGTGGCGGTACTGACCTGTTGTGTTCTGTGTACACATGAAAACGTATGCCACCCGGAAGCCAGCGTGTGAGCATGTTGTACAGTCGTTCCACATACTGCCAGTCATAACCAGTGCCATGGATAACACAGGCACAATCAATCACTGTGGATTGGCTCACTGTGGCTGATGGCTTTCTTTTTGATTCACGATGTGCTTGTCTGGCCGCACGATGCTGTTGCTTGAGTTCTCGATCGGTTTTCATTCGACCACCGGGGCATGATTCCAATATTGTGGATAGTTTTTCAATACCGATTGTACTTCGTCGGGGTATGCAGTATCAATGGTTTGGGTGGTACACTTGTGATTGATTGCTGATATTGTGTCCAAGCGTTTGAATGCTTCAAGTATTTGGTCTGGATCTCTGTGCTGGCTTTCAATACAACTACGAGCTTTGTTTTTTACTAGCTCGTCTGTGCCAATCCAGGTCCAGTGCCAGCCCACTGGTTCTTTTAGTCCCACACAATGACTGCGATCTTTGCGTTTGACATTTTGTCCTTTGTACAATTCATGCGGGGTAGCGAACATACGCTTTCTAGCCGCCACACTGCCTTTCCAATTACGGTCAGCCTTTTGATCAAAACGGTACATGTACATTTCAAATCCACAAGTGACTGCACAATCATTAGCGTTCATTAAATCAACAATGGCTGACCACTTGGTAGGATCTATTATCTCATCAAGGTCACCGTGAATAACAATGTCTTCATCACTGTACTGATTGATAGCAGGTTGAAGACCCTGTCGCATCATGGTTTCACAAATCAAGTTGGTTTGATCTTCGTTTAATTCCAATGTGACCACTTGTATGCGATCTGGATATTTTTGTTGATACCGCGCCAAGTTGTTGGTTAGATTATAAGGTTTGGGTATGCCGCTGAACGTTCGGCTGGCTTCCAACACTATCCAGCGGTCAACAAAGTGGTTGGTAATTGCTAGATGTATATCCAGCATGTCAAATTCATCATTGAATAAAAATGTATCTATAATCATTAGAATTGAAATATTATTTGGTATTCATCGTGGATGGGATGATGATTCTTGGTTTCAAGATATTCCACGATAGCACGGCCTTTGCCTGTGCGAGCGTGAGTAGCAGCCCAACGACTGTTGTCATCTATGGCCACAATGCAACCTGGCTTTAGGTAAGGTTCGATTGAGAGAAATTCTTTGAGATGATGCTGGGCGCTGTCTGTGTCATCGTGCCATTTGACATCCCAGGAATCTAAATAGTATAAATCAACTTGGTCTCGATCTGGCATGGCATCTAACCAGGCAACACTGTCACTGCATGCAACACTAAATCGATCACTAACAATGTGTGACCGTGCAATATCAACTGCCACAGAGTCAATGTCCACACTACGCATTTGGCCACCGTGCCAGTCCACAAATTCTGTGAACAACGCTGCACTCTGTCCATCTTTCCAGTTGCCTGGATTTCTTAGAGTACCAGTTTCTACTATCACGAAGTTTTCTTGGCGTTGACTCAACAGCAGATCAAACATGATGTCAAATCCGCTGGCTCGCTTGTAAATGCCCTCGACCAGCCGCCGCTTGGCCCCACTGACGTTGGGATTTAGTAAATCATAGTATGTGTTGCGATAGTGTTCTTGCCAAGATGTATTCATATGGTATTTAAATCATCTTGTTATTGTGCGTTTGGTTTTGTTACCAGCCAACAACGTCCTGATCTGCGTACCTTTATATCCTGGGGTCGAAAGAAGTCCCAGACTGCCTGTTGTACTCCCGGATAGCCTTTGGTATAATCATCTCCGGCAAACATGGCTCCTGGCCGCATTTTTGGCCACCATGCTTGAAGATCTTTGGTCACTGCTTCGTAACTGTGTCCGGCATCCACATAACAAAAATCCACAGATTTAGCCGCAAACTCAGCAGCGGCGTCCCAACTCATCATGTTCAGCATGGTGATGTGATCAATAACAGGATCAACATTTTTACGGAAAATGTTCTGTAGATCTTGCACTATGGCCTGATCATATGCTATTGTAGTTTCACCCTTCCAACTATCCACACAATAAAATTCACCTAGTTTTTTTCGATTCAGCAATTCAACCACACAATATGCCGCACTGCGTCCAGTCCAGGATCCCAGTTCAACCCAGGTGCCCGATTTTGGAAACTGATCCAACACTATGTCAAGCATTATTGTGTTTTTGTGACTCATAAAACCTGAGATATTTTGATAGAAATGTTGCATTTTTATATTTACCATTATATACGCCTATAAATATCAACATGAAAATCGTAATTGTTACAGGCGGCTTTGATCCGCTACATTCCGGACATATCTCTTACCTCAATCACGCAGACCACTTAGGTGATCACGTGGTTGTAGGACTAAACTCAGATGCGTGGCTCACACGCAAAAAAGGCCGCCCGTTCATGCCTTGGCGTGAACGCATGATTGTGTTGGACAATCTACACATGGTTGGGGAAGTAATTGAATTCAACGACGATGACGGATCCAGCATTGATGCTATTCGCAAAGTCAAGGAAAAATATCCCAACGACGAAATCATCTTTGCCAATGGCGGAGATAGAACATCCAAAAACATTCCAGAACAGGTGTTTGATGATGTGGAGTTTGTGTTTGGAGTTGGAGGAGACAACAAAGCCAATTCCAGTTCGTGGATCTTGGAAGAATGGAAATCGCCCAAGACTGCACGTGCCTGGGGCTACTATCGTGTGCTACACGAAGTGGGAAATCATGTCAAACTCAAAGAACTTACTGTGGCTCCAAAAACATGCTTGAGTATGCAACGACACGAAAAACGTGCAGAGTTCTGGTTTGTGGCCGAAGGTGAGGCCACTGTGTATACTGTGGACCCGCACTCAACTGATCGTGACTTAATGGCCAGCCCAGCACAGCATCAATCAACATGGATCAAGTTGAATGAATGGCATCAACTGTGTAACGAAACAGATCAACCACTACGACTAATCGAAATTCAGTATGGTGAAGATTGTGTAGAAGAGGATATTGAACGCAGATGAAAGATATCATCCCAATCTTTGTTGGCTATGATCCACGCGAAGCCATAGCATATCATACCTGCGTCAACAGCATTATTAGAAATGCAAGTCGTCCTGTGAGCATTGTGCCTGTGGCACTTAACCTGTTTCGGGACTACAACGAAACACATACTGATGGCAGTAACCACTTTATCTACACACGTTTCTTGGTTCCGTATCTTATGGGATTCTCCGGATCGGCCATCTTCATTGACGGAGACATGATTGTGCGTGGTGATATTGTAGAACTTTGGAACATGCGAGATGTATATAAAGATGTGCAAGTGGTCAAACATGATTATAAAACTCGCATGCCTGTAAAATACTTGGGATCACCAAATGAAGACTATCCTCGAAAAAATTGGTCTAGTGTTATTCTGTGGAATTGTAGTAGCTTTCCTAACCGGCGACTTACTCCCGAGTTCATCCAACGATCCACAGGTAGTGAGCTCCACCGTTTCTCGTGGTTAGACGATGAGCGTGTTGGTGAGCTACCTCGAGAATGGAATTGGTTGCCCGATGAATACGGGCCAAACCCCGCGGCCAAGCTCTTGCATTATACCTTGGGCACTCCCTGCTTTCACGAGTTTGCTGACACTCCCCAGGGCAGTGAGTGGCACCGAGAGCGCATACTAACCGAGTACTGCCAACAAAGAGATATCGAATGACCAATTTTATTTTTTTAAGCAAGGGCAACCAGGACGAGTATATCAACATGCTGGCCAAAAGTGCCGGACAAGAGCCCACTGATACAGACTTTTTTGACTACAAATATGATGTGCTGATGGACGGAATGACTCCAGTCATGCGTGGCATACTCAAGTACAAAATTATGAGAAAATGCCTGGAAGACCAAAAAGATTTTTACTATGTAGATTCAGGTTACGTGGGCAACAATATCAGTGCAAAAAATCCCATGGGAAACAAATTGTATCATCGCATTGTGCGTAATGATCTACAACACACAGCCATCGTGCCACGGCCCAGTGATCGCTGGCAGGCACTGGGAATTCAATTGCAACCAAGAAAGTTTGGTAGAAAAATTATTGTGGCAGCGCCTGACGAAAAGCCCTGCAGGTACTACGGCATTGATCAACAACAATGGGTTGAACAAACTGTTGCAGAAATAAAAACATATACAGATCGCCCTGTGGAGGTTAGACAACGGGCACCCAAACGTATTGACCGTGTGTCCACTGCACCGTTACATCAAATGTTGGCCAATGACGTACATGTCTTGGTTACATTTAATAGTGTTGCGGCAGTAGAATCAATATTTGCCGGTGTGCCAGCATTTGTGATGGCTCCTAGCCATGTGGCTGAACCAGTGGCCAGCAAAGATCTGAGTAAGATTGAAAACCCAGTCTGGGCCGACCAAGACACGCTGGAAGCATGGTGCCACAGCATGGCTTATGGACAATATCACGTGAGAGAATTACGTGATGGTACAGCATTTAGGATGATGCAAGAATGAAAGTTACAAGTTATTTGGCTACCTTGCCCAAAAAGGATCAATACACCGCAGAGTCTTTGCAAAAAGCACAAGACAAAAGCAACACACTGAGATATTTTATTCAAGGTGTAAATGCGCAAGATGACGAAGGAATCATATTCGACGATTTAACGTATGAGCCCAGCGATGTGGCTGTTATACTAGGATGGGTACACGAACATGGAAAGACTTCCTCTCATTTGCAATTAAGACAAAACATTGTAGATGGACAACGTGCAAATAATGGCAGAACAGTAATAGCCGATTCAAATTTATTCTTGTATAGAAACACCAATAACCCCGGTTATTGGTTGCGATACAGTTACGATGGTGTGTTCCCCAACACGGGAGAATATTGCGATCAAACACCTGATCCTGAACGTTGGCAAACTATACAGGCACAAACAGGCGTACAGTTGGAGCCTTGGCGCACACAAGGCGATCACATATTGTTGTGTCTTCAACGTGATGGCGGATGGAGCATGGCTGGATGGGACGTGATTGATTGGGCAATAAAAACCATTTCAGAGATAAGAAAATATACCGATCGTCCCATTAGAATACGTTCTCATCCTGGGGACAAGCGGGCTGTGAAATATTGTGAGCGTTTGCTTAAACTGTGTATTGGCCGTAGGTTATTAAACGTACATCTTAGCACAGCAGGTAGCACTCTCATGTATGATTTTAAAAATTGTTGGGCTGTGGTCAATCATAATTCCAGTCCTGCTGTGGCTGCCGCCATTGAAGGTATACCAGTGTTTGTGACTGATCCAGATCGTAGCCAAGCACGAGACATAGCAGGATCTGGACTCAACAGAATCGAAAAACCACACACTCCTGATAGACTGGCATGGATACAACGTATCTCACAGTTTCACTGGAGTCACGAAGAACTACAATCCGGCGCATGCTGGGCACATATGAAAAAATGGGCAAAAAAATGATTCAAGTTATAACAAGTTTTAACCAGAACTACTATGATCTTATTGGTCGAGATAGTGTAGAAAGTTTTCTTAAATACTGGCCCGAAGAATTAAAATTAACCTGTTACGTCGAAGGACTTAGATTGCCCGAGCACGAACGCATTGAGCAAATAGATTTTTCCGAGTTAGATCCTGATTATGAGCAATTTCAACAAGAGACTGGGTTGAATCAAAGTCAAAAAAAGTTTGCCAAGAAGGCCTATAGTTTTATGCATGCTCTCAAGCATTCAAAAGCAGATTGGATTTTTTGGATGGACGCTGACGTTGTTACCGTCAGAGACTTGCCAATAGAAATGTTAGAAAACATATTGAAATCTGGTTGCTTGTCTATGTACATGGGAGTGACTTATACTTCTGATAAAGCAGGAAATGCTGGCAACTGGTTGGTACCCGAAACTGGCATCTTTGCTGTGAATACTCGACACTGGCAGTTCAAAACGTTTAGAGCAGAATATCTTAGAAGGTATCACGAAAGAGACCACGCTGACTTGCGTAGATTTTATGATAATGATGTTTTTGGTGCTGCCCTTGGAGTGGTCAAACAATGTCGTGTGAATGACCTTTGTCATGGATTTGCTAAACCTTACAAAACACCACTACCGCACACAGTACTGGGCGAACACTTGATACACTACAAGGCCAAACATTCCAAAGCGGAATACAGTCAAGAAACTGCGGATGAAGACCAGTAACTTTCAGTTCTGGCACATATTAAATCTTTGTCATTGCTACGCCCTGTGTTTTTGCGATTGCCTTTGAGATGATCTAAGTAAGCACCCCAGGCGGTGTTGATCAGCGGATGCCCTTCGTGTATCAATCCTGCACTCCAATTGAGTTGGCGCCATTTGGGGTGTGCTGCTTGTACTTCATTGCGAGTTTCA